TCTGACTTCATACTCCCAGTTTGATACTCCTCTGACTGGACTTGATATTAAAGTAAAGTCTCCACTGAAATCATTATCATTACTATAAGTTGTACCGTCATCAAGATAGGTAAGTTTGAAGTCGGAGTCAACAACCTTTTCCTTTGGAAGTATCAGTCTGCCACTTGAATCCTTTACTTCTTTGGTTTCATAGTGATGAACATCGTTCAGTGCCGTGCCGTGTTTTTCTTCGGCATACTTATAGAGATGATAATTGGATAATGGCCACTCATCTCTTACGTTTAGAATGCCAGCAGTCATCAGAACGACCCAATCAAGTTCTGCATCACCATAAAACTCTTCTGCTACGAGATCTGGTCTGGAACCCTCTGGAATCTCGTACTTGTTGAAGAGAGTAAAGACACCACTCAGATCATCACGAAGTTTGTTTCTTCTGAATAAGTTTTTGACAGTCAAATAACTCTGAGAGGAAAGACTATCAGAAAGAAATGACTGGTATTGTAAGTCTGGTAGTTCTCTGAAATAACCCATTTTAGTAACCTACTCCTCCTGGTGCTTCTCCATTATTCGGTTTATCATAATCTTCTGCATAAATTGGTTCAAGTTCTTTGAATGATAGTGAAAGTATTGTAGAAACTGGTGCCCCATCATCGTAAGTTGCATAAACATTTTCGCCAGTATAATTAACACTCATATTTTGAAGAGCACATCTCTTAAATCTATGGAGATATTGGTGGTCTTTCACACCTTGTTTGTATCTCAACTCAAATACATGTGGAGAAGATAGAAATAAACCTTCATTATTTCTAGGAGACATGTGCTTTTTAAGAGATCTTATAATAAGTTTTATTTGTTCTGCTTCTTTTTTTTCTCTTGGAGTTAATTTGAATGAGAAAGAAAAATTTCGAATTGTTGGACCATTGAACAATAACTCCATATTTGGATTTACAATTTCTCCAGTTGTTCTTGCTAAAATTTGATTTAACGATAAATTATTTAATCCAACAAGAGATCCTGCCTGTGCTGCTAGATTTGCCGTTATTAAACTTTTAAGATCTGCCAAATTATCGGCAGACTTTGGATCAAAAAGAGTTCCTAGTGAACTTGACACATTATCTTTTACTTTCCTCAAATAACCAGAAACATCAAATTTATTGTCTGCTATTACTGGGGTAGTCATTAATCCACCAGCAAATCCTGAAACAGCAGCAGTAATTGCATCCAAAGAGTCATCAGAATAATTAACCTGATTAGTATCAACAATACTTGAAGGCATTGGTAATATAATTATTCCATCTGTGGTAACAACAGTATTTGTTAAAGAACTTGTTCCAGTTGCAAAGGAAACGTCAGATGTTGATTTATTATTAAAGTCAATTGATTTTCCTAGATCTTCAAAACTTTGTGAACTCACACCAGAACCAGATGAATCAGATTTTCTTGTTTGTCTACTAACAAGATTTATCTGAAAATAATCGGTAATATCAGTCAACGCTTCATAAGGATATCTGAGTATTTGTGTTTTTTCTTTCGCCATTTATCCTTTTTCTAACTATTTAGAGCGAACTTTACCAAAACTGAGTTCTACCACATCAGAAATTTCTTCTGGATAGATTTCATATAACTGACCAACGACTTGATTATAATTATACTTTCTCATTTCACCACGCCAGTGGAAGTTTTCACCACGAAATCCCCAAGAATAAACATCTGTCACTGCGACTAGTGGAAACTCATCATATTGTATTCCATTGGTTTTAGCAGTATAGAAAAAAGTATAAAACTTACCAGCACTTGGAATCACTCCACTTTCACTTAGAACACTGACAAGTGCTTCCATCTTATCATCAGAATCTTCTACACCACTCAACTCACGAACAACTCCACGCACACGATTGTCATTATCATCTGTTGGATTTCTTCTTTGTTTTAGAGTTTTTCTTGGCATTACTTAATACCGAGTTCGTTTTCTGTAAGAACCTTAAACTCATAACCACGATCTAAACACCATTCTTTGGCAGCACCCCATTTTGCCTGATTCTTGGCATACTCCATAACTTCATAGATATAACCCTTAGTCTTTCTTTTTTGGACTTTGGGTTCTATACACTGCTTATATGGTTTAATCTCAATAATCATTTTTTTAATCTTACCATTCTTATCCTTCACCTTGATATAAAAATCTGGGAAGTATCTGTGGTAGCGATTGTCAACGGGAGAACGATAGGGAACAATGATTTCTTCACTTCCCCATTCTAAAATTCTTTCATTAGTATCACAATAGATCATAAATTTTCGCTCCCAGAGAGAACGATAGATTATATTTGTTGGATCACCTTTGTATTTTTTTGGATATGAAGGTTGGTATTTTCCCTTATATGACATCTAAATACTTAATAATGTAAGACTCGTATAAGGTATTTAGATGGCTGCCGATAGACCATTGGGATTGACTGGGGCACAAAGAACTCTGTATGAACTTGAACAAAGAAGTGTAAGTAAAATAGGACCAGAAGAACCCCAATTACCTAAAGAACCAGAACCTAAACCTACTGAAAGATCTTTATACACAGGGTTGTTGAGAAGATATGGTAGAATTCAGAATTCGGAAGTTCTTTCTCAAATCGGAAATTTATCCCTAAGTAACAATTATTTGACTATTGTTTCTCCACCACCTGGTCTTAAAGGAGTGACTGATATACAATTACCACTTTTATGTTCCTCTGCATCTTTGCCAGGTTCTACTTTCGCAACATCAGAAGTAAAAGATAATTACGTTGGGATTACACAAGAGTTTGCACACACTAGATTGTATACGGATATTGATTTTACTTATTATGTTGATTCGGAGTATAGAACTCTGAGATTTTTTGAAGAGTGGATGAATTATGTTTCAGGAGGAAAACCTTTTGATACTCTTTTAAAAGACTACAAACTCCAAATTGGAGATGCTGCTGGAGCAGAAGCAGCTATAAGAGAAATTGCTGAAGTAGAGAATAATGCTGCGGGTGTAAAACCAACAAGCGGAAATTTATATAGAAGATTTAATTATCCAAAAAACTACAAAAGTTATATGGAAATAATTAAATTTGAGAGAGACTTTAAAGTTAAAAAGAATAGATATTTGTCTTATAAATTTGTAAATGCCTTTCCAAAATCTTTATCGGCTACTCCAGTATCTTATGGACCTTCCGAAATTTTGCAGGTTACAGTCACTATGAACTATGATAGATATGAAACAAATTATGAAGAGTTATAATTAAAATCATTCTAGACATACCCAATAAATAATCACAACTGAAATTCTATAGGATATTATGCCTTTACCAAAAATTTCTACACCAACATATGAGTTGGAATTGCCATCAACTGGAAAGAAGATTAAATATCGCCCATTCCTAGTAAAAGAAGAAAAGATTTTAATCATTGCATTAGAAACAGAAGATACAAAGCAAATTTCTAATGCGATCGTCCAGATTCTTTCTGAATGTATTTTGACCAGAGGTGTCAAAGTAAAAGACTTATCAACCTTTGATATTGAATACTTATTCCTTAATGTTCGGGCCAAGTCTGTTGGTGAAACCGTTGAGGTAAATGTAACTTGTCCTGATGATGGTGAAACTACGGTTCAAATGGAAATTGAACTTGACAGCATCAAAGTGAAGAAAGATCCAAGTCACAGTAATATTATCAAGTTAGATGATAATCTCTCCATGAAGCTTAAGTATCCTTCGTTGGATCAGTTCGTAGAAAACAATTTTGAAGTTGCCGATGGTGATAATGATGTTGATAAGTCACTAACAATGATTACTTCTTGTATTGATATTGTTTATGATAGTGAAGAGTCTTGGAATGCCTCTGACTGCTCCAAAAAAGAACTGAAAGATTTTGTTGAGCAGATGAATACGAAGCAGTTTAAGGAGATTGAGAATTTCTTTGTAACTATGCCTAAACTCTCTCATACTGTTAAGGTCAAAAACCCAAATACAAAGGTTGAGAGTGAAGTTGTTCTGGAGGGACTTGTAAGTTTTTTCACTTGAGTATGACTCATACCAGTCTTGAGTCATACTTTAATGTTAACTTTCAGTTGATGCAGCATCATAAATACTCATTGACAGAGTTAGAGAATATGATTCCTTGGGAACGTGAAGTCTACGTTACGATGCTTCAAAATTATATTGAAGAAGAAAATCTAAAGACGAAACAATCAAGTGGAATTTAGCAGTCAGGTCTATAGGGCACCAGGAATACCGAAGATAAGCAGTAGAAACATCTCTTCTGCGGTAATGTCTGGTGCTAAGACTGTTTCTGCACCAAAACTAAAAAGAACATCATTCAGTTTTTCTGGAAGACAGACTCTTCAGGGAGAAAAGCAAACTTTAAAAGTAGAGTCAACTCAAACAGAAGCACTACAAGAAACCAATAGAATTCTTGTAGAAATACAAAACCAATTAGCACTAGACTTTGCGAATAGAATTGCCGAAAGAAAAGAGGCAATTAGTGGAATTAAAAAACAAACTCAGAAAGCACGAGCAAGTAGAAAGGAGCAGTCTGTTGAGGCTCTGAGTAAGTTTGGGCAGGGTATAACAAAAACATTTGATAAGGTAACGGCACCAGTAAAAAATATATTCCAAAAGTTGTTGGAGTTCTTTGGAATTATTACAACTGGTATTCTTGTAAACACAGCATTTGATTGGTTGTCTAATGAAGAAAATAGGAAGAAACTATCTGATACTTTAGATTTTGTTGGTAAGTATTGGAAAGAAATAGTTGGTGGAATACTTGCCATAAAACTGATTGGGACTATAACAAGTTTAGTTGGCACATTTAAACTGGCATTAGGTACATTACAAGCCATATCTGCTTTATTGGTTGGTAATCCACTAGTAGCCACCCTTTTAGCTGCAGCAGCTCTTGGTGTGGGATATGGAAAGTTAATGGAGCCCACAACAAAAGAAAGATTGAGGCAGGCTGCAGAAGCACAACAGGGAAAAGGTATATTTTTTCCTGGAACTGGTGGAGTAGGTGATCCATATCAAGGATTGCAAAGACAACTTCTTGCTCCATCTACTGCATTACCTGGAGATTTGGATTACAATCGTGGAATGCGTGGAAATTCTAGAGGAGGAACAATAAAAAATTATAACTTTAATCCACTGGTAAGACTCTCTCAGGGTGGTTCTGTTGGTGGTAGAGGTTCTGGTGCCGTTGATACTGTTCCTGCGATGCTTGCTCCTGGAG